CGACAAAGTAACCAACAATATGGATGAAGCTGCTCTGCAAGCAGAGATTATGAAAGGCTTCCAAGCCCCTGCACAGCCAGTAGGACCAGAAAGTGCAGCACCAGCGGGTGCTAACCCAATGGACCCAACAGGAGCAGGTGGCGGTAATATAGGTACAGGACAGGTTCCTATGCCGGGTGAACAAGGATTTAGTGCAAATGGACAGACAGCAGATACTCAGCAACCTCAAGCCGTTGGTGGGCAACAACCGCCAATGGGAGGCATTCAATAATTACTTAGATGATGCAATTGAGCAGCATCATAAAGTAATGGAACAATCAATAGACGTTATTTCCTTGCATAGACAACAAGGAGCAATAGCAGTATTGCGTAGACTAAAACAACTTAGGGATGAAATAGTTGGCACTAACTAACGCACAAATGCAAGCAATGCAAGAGGCAGAAGATATTGACACTGGTGTTGATACTCGCACAAAAGAAGAACGTACAAAAGAACAAATGGATGCCCTAAAATCTCTTGGTAGGACTATAAAAGAAGAAGGCCCAATGTTCTTAGCAGAGTCAGCTCCCGGTTTTGGTGAGGCTATTGCTATTAAACGCACTTCTGATGCTTTAGATGAAGGTGATTATGTTGGTGCTGGTATTGAAGCTACTGCAGGTTTTTTCGGACTTTTTCCGGGTCTTGGTGATGCTGCAGGTAGAGGACTTCGTGCCATTACGCGCAAACTAAGAAAAGATGCAAAATTAACAGTAGATAATCCCGGTTTTGATAAAGTATATCAAGAAACTTATGCGGAATCTAAACAAAAATCTGCGGATGCTGCAAAAAAACGTGCTGTAAAAAGTGGGCAGAAAGATACATATGCTGTAAATTTAGGTAATGATGAAGGAGTCACTGGGTATGCTAATAAAGTAACTTTTAAACCAGAAGAATTAAAAGATTTACCCGGTGCTATGGGAGAAGAAAAGTTTAGGTCTAGTGGTGAAAAACTAGAAAGACTTAAAAAGTCTATAGCAAAAGAAGGCTATAAGCCAGAAAATAATACTATTCTCATACATGTTCGTGAAGATGGACAACCTTTTGTTGTAGAAGGTAATACTCGTCTTGCGGAAGCATTAGAATCTGGTCGTGAAACTATAAACGCAGATATTAGATATTTGCGTGGTGCAGAGGAAAAAACAGGGCCGCTTGATCCTAGAAACATTTTTCCCGATCAAATAAAAGAAGCAGATGCTTTAGAAATAGGTATAAATCCAGCAACAAAAGATGGTGCGTTACTTAAAAAATATAATATTTCTACTTCTAAAAATATAGTTGAAAACAGTAGTGCAGCAACTGCAGGTACAAAAGAAGCAAATAAACTTATTAATGCAAAAGTTGCAGATGGAACAAAAGTAGGTATACGACTTAATCTTAACTCCACTATTCCTAATATGCCAAAAGGATTAGACAAGTTACAAACTTTACATAAAAATAATTACAATGGTAAGGCACTATCTTATAAACCTTTTGCTACTGTTGAAGATGTTACTTTTAATGTAAGTCAAAAAGGAAGACAGGGAATTGCAGCAAAAATAAAGCGTATAGACGTACCAGAAGCAAAAAATAAATTTCCTGCAATGTCTGTTGATGGAAAGTATAATAATACTAGAAATGTGTTAGACGAAATAGATGATGATGTAGTTGAAATAGGTTTTAATCCTGTTAGTGGACATTTGTTTATTGATTTGTCAACAGGACAAGCAGTTAAAAGTGCAGATGTTGCTACAGTGATAGGTGATAGAGTGTATGCAAAAGGTGTTACTTATATGAAAAAAGCAGAAGCACCCAATCCCTTGTCTGCATCTGATGGAACACCTCTTCCAAGTGAAGTAAGGTATAAAATGAAAAAAGGTGGCACAGTTATGGATAGACAAATGAGCATGTTTGATGATGGTGGTCTTATGGACGAAGGCGGCACAGTAGACCCTGTATCTGGTAATGACGTACCACCCGGCTCTACGCAAGAAGAAGTACGCGATGACATTCCCGCACAGCTTAGTGAAGGCGAATTTGTATTTCCTGCTGATGTTGTACGTTACATTGGTCTAGGCAACTTAATGCGTATGCGTCAGGAAGCTAAGATGGGTTTAAAGATGATGGAGGAAATGGGTCAGATGGGCAATAGCGAAGAAGCTACTATGCCAGATGATTTGCCATTCGACATTAATGACCTTGACATGGAAGATGAACCAGAGTATAATGTAGGTGGTTACGTTCCTCCAATAACTGCCGCTACACAGCAGCAAGAGCAAATGGGTATTAGTGGATTTCAACAAGCTGCAGCACCTACAACGGGTGTAGCAGCAGTGCCGCAGCAAGCTGCATCACAACAATACGTACAACCTGCACAGCCAGTGCAAGCAGCAGTGCCTACAATGCAAGCGTATAAACCATCTGAAGTGCCTACATTTCAGCAGACTATAGGTGATGATGCATTTGGTACATATGATGAATTGCGTCAGTATCGCAATGAAACGGGTAATATTATTAATGTACCATTCCGTAATGGTCAGCCTATCAGCCCAATCCCAGAAGGCTACACATTTGTAGACCCAGAAGAGACTGCTACGGAAGAGGTAACAACTACGCCTACAACGCCACAAACTACACAAGTCCGTGAAGAAGGTGGTAATGACGAAGCACGTCAACGCCGTGAAGAAGAAATGTATGGTCCGGGTGGTGGACGAGTAGGAGTAGATGGTAAGATTTATGGTGTATCTTTTGATATGCCTGAAGGATTTATGCCGGGCATGGGCGCAAGTATATCTACTGCTTTAAGTTTAGCAACAGGAGAGCCTTTGCCTGAAGGAGTTACAGTTAATTTTAAACGAGATGATGTAGAGTTTTCAATGACTTCTGAAGAGTACAATGATTTTAAATCTACTGCTCGTAAATTTGGTTATAATTCAAAAGAAGCGAGTCAAAAACTAAATGAATTAGGTAGAGAAGAGGCAGAAAAAGAAGCAAAAATAGCACAGCAAATAGAGAAGGCTAGAAAAGTAGAAGATAATATGGCAAGGGCCGCACAAAAAATAGAAGATAAAAAAGAAAGAGATGCGGCTTTGCTTGAAGTTGCAAAAAGAAGGGAAGAAAGATCAATTTATGGAACAGGTGGTGATGACACTGGAACAAAAGGACAGGGATATTCTGTAGGCTCAAAGACAGACAAAGGGTCTGGCGCAACAGACCGTGGTTTTGGTGGAACAGGAAGAGGAAGATCAGATGCACCGGGAATGGCTGCTGCAGATGTACGGTCTGGTTCTTCTTATGGCACTTCACCGCCAGAAGGACCAATGGGTTCTATTAGTGGTAGACCTCGTGCTAAAGGCGGCTTGATGGAAGCACCTAAATCAAAAGCTAAAAAGATGAAGCGTGGTGGATTAGCTTCTAAAAAATAATCTACAATATGTTGGCTACTCATCCCCCACGCCCGACAGTGTGGCTACGGTGGCCCCAACGAGGAGAATAGCATGAACGATACAATCATGGCAGAAGAAATGAAGACTACGCCAAAGGCGGCATTTGTTAATAAACCTTACACGCAAGAAGAAAGAGTTAAGCGCGATGAGGAAGAACTAGAACAGCTAATGAAAGAACGCGATGGTGAGACAGAAGAAGCACCAGAGCAAGAAGCTGAACCTACTAGCGCAGAAGAGAAAACATTTAAAAAGCGTTACTCTGACCTACGCCGACATCAACAGAAACAAGCAGAAGAGTTTAAGTCTGAACTTGCAGAACTAAAGCGTCAGCTTTCAGATGCTACAAAGAAAGAAATGAAACTGCCCAAGTCTGATGAGGACATTGAAGAGTGGGCAAAAGAATACCCAGACGTAGCAGCTATCGTTGAAACAATTGCAATGAAGAAAGCTAGTGAGCAAGCTACTGCACTAGAAGAACGAATCAAAGCAATTGATGAGATGCAGAATACTGCAACTAAAGAAAAAGCAGAAGCAGCATTAATGCAGATGCATCCAGACTTTAATGATATTCGTGACAGTGATGACTTCCACGAGTGGGCAGAAGAACAACCTAAGTGGGTACAGGATGCACTGTACGAGAATGACGATGACGCACGGTCAGCAGCCAGAGCAATTGACCTCTACAAAGCAGATAGAGGCATTGGCAAGGAACCTAAAAAGAAGAATGATAAGGGTGCTGCAGAGGCAGTTGCGCCAAAAAATAAAAGAAGTAAGCCGCAAAGCGATGAGGCTTCTACGTATCTGAAAGAGTCAGATGTAGATAAAATGTCAGCACATGAATACGAAAAACATGCTGATGAGATTATGGATGCAATCCGTAGTGGTAAGTTTATCTACGATTTATCTGGTTCTGCACGATAAAAAAGAGTTGACAAGTAGTTATTAATAAGTATAACTATAGTCAAGTGTAGTGTAAGCAGGGTCGCTCCTTGCTTACCTAACAATCCGCAAACGACAAAAATCTTCAAGATTACCTGAATAACATGGCCTACTAAGTATGTCGGCGGCCACTGACTTACAAGGTACACCCTACGTTATACAGCCTCTGCAAAGAATTGTACTGTTTGCATCTGTGAAAAATCCAAATAATAGGAGATGGATTCATGGCTTTCCCAAGAGCGCCGGGTTATAACAACTTGCCGAATGGCAATTTTAGCCCAGTAATTTACTCCAAACAGGTGCAGCTTGCATTCCGCAAGGCCGCTGTTTGTGACGCGATTACGAATAACGACTACTTTGGTGAAATCGCAAACTTTGGTGACTCAGTTAAAATCATCAAGGAACCCGAAATCACTGTTAAGGCTTACGAGCGTGGTACTACCATTACTCCGCAAGACCTTGACGATGAAGACTTCACACTGACCGTTGACAAAGCTAACTACTTTGCTTTTAAAGTTGACGACATTGAGGAAGCGCATTCGCACGTAAACTTTGAGTCTCTCTCAAGCAACCGTGCTGCATACCGTCTTGCCGACCAGTTTGACCAAGATGTTCTTGGCTACCTGTCAGGCTTTAAGCAGTCTGCAATCAGTGGCACACCTGACACCGTAAACAACGTAGTTAACGGTACTAAGTCAGTTACAACTGCTGGTTCTGACGAACTGCTGTCAAGCATGAAGCTGAATGCATCCGACTTCAACGCAGGTAATGCTGCTAACTGTGTCGGTCTGAAGCCTCGCGCATCAGAAGCTGTTCCAACTGCTGCTGGCACTACTAACCCACTGACTGTGATTGCACGTATGGGTCGTCAACTCGACCTGCAAAACGTAGACTCTCAGGGCCGTTGGTTGGTAATTGACCCAGTGTTCGTTGAACTGCTGAAAGACGAAGACTCACGTTTGTTTGATTCAGACTTTGGTGGTTCTGGACTTCAGAACGGTTTGATTTTGAATAACCTGCATGGCTTTAAAGTCCATGTTTCTAACAACCTACCTAAAGTTGGTACTGGTCCTTCCACAACTGGTGGAACCAATGCTAATAACTTTGGTGTGATTGTTGCTGGTCATTCATCCTCAGTCGCTACTGCTGACCAAATCAACAAGACTGAAACTTACCGCGACCCGGACAGCTTTGCCGATATCGTCCGTGGTATGCATCTGTATGGCCGCAAGATTCTCCGTCCAGAGGCTCTTGTCAACGCCAAATACTGCTTGGTTTAAGGAGAATAGATTATGGCACTAGGTGATAACACTCTCCAAGCCGCACGTGGCAACTCGCAGCGTGGGCGTAACCCATACATGGTTCAGACTACTCTGAACTGGGCAACAGCTTTGTCAGACAAAGGTTCTGCACTTGCAGCATCTGATGTCATTCCTGTCATTGCGGTTCCTAAAGGTGTAATGGTAATGAACGCAGGTATTGAAGTTGATACTGCTTCTGACGGTTCTACATTTACTGTAGACCTTGGTATGGTAGATGCTGACGTATTTGTCGATGGTTTTGATGCTACGTCAGCCGCTGGCGTACTGTCGCAAAACCCGGCAGCTTACCAGCCAGTAATGGCTGTGGCTGCTGATAACATTGACGTGACTATCGCTACCCTTTCAGGTGGCGCAGTGAGTTCAGGTCTGTTCCGTGTCTGGGCTGTCCTTATGGACTGCAATGACGAAGGTGACTTGACTGCTCAAGAAGTAGCACGTGACGTTATCTAACTAACATAGTATTGGGGCAGGGCAACTTGCCCCTTTACTTTCTTTCTTTATAAGGATGCACGATGGCATATACTTACCTTGACATTACTAATGAAGTACTTGCTCGTATGAACGAGGTGTCTCTGACTGCAGCTAATTTTTCTACAGCTAGGGGTTTTCAGGTGCAGTGTAAAAATGCTGTCAACGATGCTATCAACTATATTAATCAACGTGAGTTTGGCTGGCCCTTTACACACGCTACTGAAACGCAGACACTGGTAGCTGGTCAAACACGTTATACTATTCCAACAGATACACAGTCTATTGACTACGACACATTTAGAATTAGCAAAGATGATACTCTGGGTGTATCAGGAATTACTCTACGTATTTTAGATTACAAAGAATACACACAAAAGTATATTGAACAAGAGACTACATCAAATGTGGGTGCTGTTCCCATTTATGTATTCCGCACACCAGATAATAACTACGGCTTATATCCTTATCCAGACAAAGCCTATGAATTAAAGTACGAGTATTATAAAAAACCTACTGCGTTGTCTGCAGCAACAGATGTACCAACTGTACCAGAACAATACAGACAAGTAGTTGTAGATGGGGCGACAGCCTACGCATATCAATATCGCGGAGAGGCACAGCAGTATGGTATTAACTTTGCACGTTTTGAAGATGGTATTAAACAAATGCAAACTATTTTGCTTAATCGTGCCGACTACATTAGGTCTACGTATATTCCATACTCACAAAGGTACGGTGCTGGCGCGGGTGGATTTTAGAGGTTTAAATGGCAGATGAATCTGGCCTCAGTCCTTATGTGTTTGCGTGTGAAGGTGGGCTAGTTCTTGACCAGCCTACTTTTAAAATGCAACCCGGCATGGCACTTGAACTAGAAAACTTTGAACCTGATGTACGTGGTGGCTATCGCCGCATTAACGGGTTTACTAAATGGAATAGTAATGTTGTTCCACAAACATCTAGTTCATCTGAGGCAGTGCTTATGTCTGCTTTCTTTCCCGGCAATAGCAAAGTAATTGCTGCACGTGGAGAAAAAGTATTTGAGGCTGGCACATCTGGTAGCTGGACAGAGATTGATACAGGACGTACTAATGCTACTAGATATACATTTTTTAGATATAACTTAAATGGCACTGAACACATTATATGGGCTGATGGTGCAAACCATTCAACAAAATATGATGGCACAACTGTAACAGATATTAACGCAACAGGCTCACCATCTAATCCAAAGTTTGTTGTTGGATATAAAAATGCTATGTTTTTTGCGGGGCATACAGCAAATAAAGAAGAACTTGTATTTACAGCACCTTTTACAGACAATGATTTTAATACGGCTAATGGCGCAGGGGCAATACGAGTAGACAGTACAATTACAGGACTGTTTCCTTTCCGTGATGAACTGTACGTATTTTGTGAAGAACGCATCTTTAGACTTGTAGGCAATACTGTTGCAGACTTTCAGATGCAACCTGTTACTAGAGACATTGGCTGTCTAAATAATTTTACCATCCAAGAACTAGCTGGCGATATTATATTTCTTGGACGAGATGGACTTAGAACGGTAGCGGCAACACAGCGTATTAATGACGTTGAACTTGGTACAATTACTGCCCCTATTAAAGAAATTTTTGATGGTGTTACAGATGTAGATGAATTTGTAAGTGTTGTTGTACCGGGTAAGACACAGTATCGTTTGTTTAGAGTTAATAGGTCTGAAGATACAGAAGCAACAACAAAAGGTGTTATAGCAGTACGCAAACAGCAAGGGTATGAATTTTCTACTACTATAGGTATTCAACCTGCTTGTACAGATTATAACACAGTACAAGGGGATATCTTTGTACTACACGGTGGTTACGATGGCTTTGTATATAGGCAAGAACAAGGCAACACATTTGACGGCACTACAATTATAGGTCGTTATCGTTCACCAGATATGACTATGGGAGATGCTGGTATACGTAAAAACTTTCAGCGTGTAATTATTAACTACGCCCCAACAGGCACACTTAACTCTGACTTGTTCCTACGTTATGACTATGAATCTCCAGATGCAGCAAGACCAGATGCATACCCGTTTGACAGTTCTACAGTAGTTGCATTATACGGAACGTCACTGTATGGAACAGCTACATACGGTGGTCAGTCTAACCCATTAGTAAGACAGCCAGTAGAAGGTAGCGGATTTGCTGTAGCTATGCGGGTGGTTGATAATGCTGTGTCACTACCATACACGTTAAAAGGTTTTCAGCTAGAATTTGACTCAGGAGCAAGAAGGTAATGGCAGGTTACGTAAGACAATCCACATATACTGACGGTGACGTTATTACCGCAGCACAGAGTAACAACGAATTTAATCAGTTACTTGCTGCTTTTGTAAATACCACGGGTCATAAACATGATGGCACAGCCGCTGAAGGTCCGGTTATAGGATTGATTGGCGACCCCGGCGTTGCTACACCCCTTAATAAAGTTGTAGTTAGTGATACAAATAATCGTATTGGTGTGTTTGTAGATGTAGGTAGCAGTTCAACAGAACAGATACGTTTTCAAGATGGTGCTATTCTCCCTGTAACAGACAACGACATTGACTTGGGTGCATCCGGCACAGAGTTTAAAGACCTGTTTATAGATGGTACAGCTAACATTGATGCACTTATAGCTGACACCGCCGATATTAATGGTGGTACAATTGATGGTGTTACTATTGGTGGTGCATCTGCAGGTGCAGTAACAACAAGTAGCTTGGTAGCTACTACTGCTGACATTAATGGCGGTACAGTAGACGGCGTAGTAATTGGTGGGTCATCTGCTGCTGCTATCACAGGCACTACACTCGTAGCAAATACAAGCATAAACATTGCAGGTGACGGGGCGACTGTCACAGGCATTAAAGACGAAGATGACATGTCTTCTAATAGTGCGGTTAAACTTGCCACACAGCAATCAATTAAGGCTTATGTAGATGCCCAAGTCACAGCGCAAGACCTCGATTTCCAAGCCGACAGTGGTGGTGTTCTCTCTATCGACCTTGACAGCGAGACTTTCACGCTTACAGGCGGTACTGGTATTGACACTTCTGGTTCAGGTAATGCTGTTACTTTTGCTGTGGATTCAACTGTAGCTACACTTACTGGCACACAAACACTTACTAATAAGACATTGACTGCACCCATACTGTCTGGGTCATCGTCTGCTGCTGGCTCTATACTGTTTAAAGAAGATACAGACAACGGCACTAATGCTGTCACACTTATTGGACCTGCCTCTACAGCAGATGTAACAGTAACACTTCCTGCAGCTACGGACACTCTGGTAGGTAAAGCTACAACAGATACACTTACCAATAAAACCCTGACAAGCCCAACCATTTCTGGCGGTGCTATTACCAGCCCAACTATTACTACAGCCACTCTAAATGGTGCAGTTAGCGGTACATCAATTAAAGATGAAGATGATATGTCTTCTAATAGTGCTACGCACTTGGCTACACAGCAATCTATTAAAGCCTACGTAGATACAGAAATTGCCACTATTCCTGTTGGTGATATTACACAGGTAAATGCCGGTACAGGACTATCTGGTGGTGGTTCTTCAGGTGTTGTAACTCTAAGCATAGATAACAGCGTAGTAGCCACACTTACCGATTCACAAACACTTACAAACAAAAGTCTTACAAGTCCTGCTGTTACAGGAACAGCAACCTTTGGTGGTACTGATGGTGTTAGCATATCTCAAGGTGCTATATCTATTAAGAACGGTGGAACGCAATCCTATGTAGATTTTTACTGCGAGTCCAGCAATGCACACTATGCAAGGCTTCAGGCTCCTGCCCACTCTGCTTTTTCTGGCAACATTACGCTTACAATGCCAGCTACAACGGATACACTTGTAGGCCGCACAACAACAGATACCCTTACTAACAAAACACTAACAAGTCCTGTTCTTGGTGGCACTACGACTACAGCTAGTGGTAATCTTATCTTAAACCCAGCTACCCAAATTGTTGAAGTACGTGGTAGCGGTTCTACTGAAGGACAGATACAACTTAATTGTCGTGCTAACTCGCATGGTCAAAAGATTATTGCACAGCCCCATTCGGCAGGTGTAACAAACGAAATGTTGCTACCAGCAGGAAGTAACTCTACTCTTGTATCAGAAGTAGCAACACAGACACTCACAAATAAAACTCTTACAAGTCCTACCATTAATGGTGGTTCTTTAAATAGCGTGACTGCAAGTACGCAATCCGCAGGTACAAGCAATACAACTATTGCCACTACAGCCTTTGCTGTTACAGAAGCTAATAATGCTGCTGTAGCAATGGCGATTGCACTAGGATAATGCTTGACAAATCAGTATGATTGTGGTATAATTATACATAGTTGGAGAAATAAATGGCAAATACATTTAAACTGGTGACAGACACAGGCGTAGGAACTTCTGCTGCCACAGTTCATACTGGTGCTGGTTCTACCGAAACAACAATTATCGGCATGTCTATAGCTAACATTCACACTTCACAAATTGAGGTAGATGTACAGCTTGAGAATAATGACGGTGATAATATCTACATTGTAAAGGATGCACCTGTACCTGTAGGTAGCAGCCTTGTTGTTGTGGGCGGTGAACAAAAAGTAGTTATGAACGCAAGTGATGTCTTAAAAGTTACGTCAAATGTCGCATCTAGCGCAGACGTTGCTTTGTCAATTCTTGAAATTACATAAGGATTAATTATGAGTTATATCGGCGCAGGTATATCAAGATTTAACACAGCAGATGAACTGACTGTCACTGGTGATGCAACTATTGACACCACTACTCTTGTCGTAGATTCGACTAATAATCGGGTGGGCATTTTAAATGCCAGCCCTACTACTGCATTAGACGTAACTGGCACAGTCACTGCTGATGGAATTGATATTCAGGGCGATGGCACAATTAGTGGAGGTAGCCGCCTTACAATTAGTGACATTGCTGACGAAAACAACGATGGCATTAGGCTAGATGACAGTACAACTAGTCGTTTTAACAACCTTACTCAAGACAGTTCGGGCAATTTTAAAATCCAACATTGGACTGGCTCTGCGTGGCAAAACAACCTGACCCTTACTACGGGCGGTAATCTTGGCATCGGCACTGCGTCACCTGATGCGCTTTTGCAAATCGAAAAGTCGGACAGTGGCACAACGATTAACAAAGAGCCATCATCACAAAGCGGTCCAAATATCGCAATACACAACAGCAATCAGACTGCAAACAATCTTTCTAGTGTCCAGTTTACTAACCGTGGAACCAACGGTGTAGCAGAAACAGCAACGGCGGGTATTCATGTAAAGCATGAAGCGCAGGGAGGAACATACAGCTACGGCTCTATGAATTTTAACACAACTAGCCCTGCTGGTAGCTATGCACATCGTATGAGCATTGATGGCAATGGTCGTGTATCTATTGCCCCAGATGGCACAGCCGCTTATGGAGAGTCATCAGCCGACAACTTAACAATTTATCAAACAGGCGCAAATGTTGGAATGACAATCCGTTCTGACTCAAATAGGCCGTGCGGTATTTATTTCGCAGACGGAACAACAGGCAATCAACAATATATGGGCTACATTGAATACAACCATAACACTGACTTGTTTAGTGTTTGGGGTGAAGGTGCTTTGAGGTTTGGGGCAGGTGGCTCTGAAAAGGCTAGGTTTGATAGCAACGGCACTTTTCTTGTCGGCAAGACTTCAGATACTTTTTCCAGCAATGGCACTGCATTAAAATCCAGCGGCGAAGTGAATTTCACAAGAACGGATGCTGTTGTTGCATCTATTCGTAGAAGTGGGACCAATGGAAATTGGATTGAGTTTTACGATGATTCCACAATGTGTTTCGTTATAGGTACGGTAGCAAATTCTGTTGGGTATCTTGGTTCCCATGATACAGGCTTGGTGTTTGAAGGGTTTTTCAATGATTGCATTATTCCTTTCAATCCGACCAGTCAGGGCATCAGAGATAACTTGATCGCGCTAGGTTACGGATCGTCAAGATTTAGCGAAATCTTCTGCGCGAACAGCACTATCAACACATCAGACGAAACTGAAAAGCAAGACATAGCCACCCTGACTAGCGCAGAGATGGCTGCTGCTAAGTCTATCAGCGCACTGTTTAAGACATATAAATGGAAAGATGCCGTGGCGGCTAAAGGTGATGCGGCTCGTATCCATACAGGCGTGATTGCTCAAGATGTGCAAGCAGCTATGTCTGCGGCGGGGCTAGATGCAGCAAAGTATTCGTTCTGGTGTAGCGATACTTGGTGGGAAGCTGAAGAGACAATTACGAAGGAAGATGGCGAAAAGTATGTAGGAATAGTGCCTTATCAGACAGCCGAAGATGCCCCCAAGGGCGCAACAAAGCGCACACGGTTAGGTATACGCTACGCTGAACTGCTTGCGTTTATCGGTGCAGCAACAGAGCAACGATTGGCAGATATTGAGAGCCGCCTTGCAGCGTTAGAGGAGTAAACAATGGCAACAGCTATGACATTTGAATACCCACAGCTAGACCGTGTTGCCAAAGATGGAGACAAAGTCGATGTGGTTCAGACAATCCACTGGAGAGTAAACTGCGTCAGTGACAGCGACAAAGACGCTGACGGTGACTATCTCTCAGCAACCAAGTACGGAACAGCCAGTGTTGCGTATGAGTCTGGCGCAGATTTTGTAGCATACAACTCAATCACAAAAGATTGGTGCAAAGCTAAAGTGCTGGCTGATTTGGGCAAGACAGAAGAAGAACTGAAAGCTGCACTTGACGCAGATATCGCAGAAAAGAAGACACCCACAACTTTAACTGGAACTCCGTCAGGATGGTAATTTTAGGAGAACGTAGCCGTGACTAGAGCAAGAGACTTAGCAGATGCAGCCGATAAGGACTTCAGTGGCACCGTTACTGTAGACAATATAACTATTGGCGGTAACATCTCGCAGGATAGCGGCACGGTTAAGCTGGACGGTAACTACCCAACAGGCACAGCTAACGTAGCGTTAGGAAATGCAACCTTAGATAGCCTTACTGACGGTGGCTATAACACAGCTATTGGAACAGTTGCGCTCACAGCTAATACGTCAGGCGTGGCTAACACTGGCGTGGGATATGGTGCATTAGATGCAAACACTACTGCCAATTATAATGTTGCAATAGGATATGATGCAATTGGAGTTAATACCACAGGCACAGCCCTTGTAGGAATTGGGGCATTTGTTTTGGATGCAAATACCACTGCAAGCAACAACACTGCTGTCGGATATGCTGCACTAAGCGCAAACACCACTGGCGCTCACAATACTGGTATGGGGTATGCGGCGCTGTTTGCGAACACCACAGCATCAAATTGTGTTGCTATAGGTTATCAGGCACTTACCGCAAACACTACAGGCCAACAGAATACAGCAGTAGGTCAAAACGCAGCAGACGCAATAACCACAGGCGGCATCAATACTGCTTTGGGTACTCACGCACTTGGACAGACAACTACTGGCAACTATAATGTTGCTATCGGCAGTGATGCGCTAACATCTAATACTACTGCAAGTAATAACACAGCCGTGGGTTATAGGGCATTAGGCGTAAACACCACAGGAGATAGACACGTTGCGGTTGGTGACTCCGCTTTGCAGTCAAATACTACGGGGTCAGATAACATAGCAGTTGGCCCATCTTGCATGGCATCAAACACAACGGGCAATAGCAATACGGCGGTAGGGCGCAGAGCGTTAGACGCAAATACCACTGGCGGTGCTAACACAGCACTTGGGCATGATGCGCTAGGGGCAAACACTACAGCGGCAGATAACACCAGCGTAGGATATAACTCGCTTGTCGCAAACACTACAGGCGCGTCAAACACTGCGGTGGGGTCTGGTGCTTTAAATGCAAACACTACGGCGAGTGAAAATGTCGCAGTAGGTCGTATTGCTATGCAATATAACACCACGGGAGACAGGAATACAGCAGTCGGTCATAGTTCTCTTAACGCAAACACTACGGGAGTAAACAACACTGCGATTGGATGGAAATCACTACGGGTAAATACAACTGGGCAATATAATACGGCTTTGGGGTATATTGCTTTATATGACAATACCACTGGCAGTAATAATACTTCTGTTGGATTCCAATCCCTTGAGAACAACACCACCGCATCTCACAACACAGCAACGGGTTATCGCTCCCTTTATTCAAACACCACTGCAAGTAATAACACTGCGTACGGTTATCAGTCTTTAACAAGCTGTACTACAGGAGCAACGAACACGGCCATTGGCCGAAACGCTGGTGCTGACTTAACCACTGGTCAAAACAACACTTTGATTGGGGACCAAGCAGGTGATTATAACATTGATATTACCACAGGCTCACAGAACACCCTTTTGGGAGGTTTGGCTCACACATCTGCGTCTGACGCAACTTATCAAATTGTTATAGGATATGCAGCTACGGGAAAAGGTAACAGTTCAGGCTTTATTAACCCACAGGGAGGTGGCGTATATCAAGGTAATAACTCCTCTACTTGGTCAACTACATCGGATGAACGACTGAAGAAAAACATTGTTGATAACAATGACGGGCTTTCCATTATTGACCAAGTGCGTGTTCGTAACTTTGAGTATCGCACAGCAGATGAAATCACAGAACTTCAAGCCTCTGATGCAATAGAGCGTTCAGGAACACAGCTTGGTGTAATCGCACAAGAACTAGAAGTGGTTGCCCCCAGATGCGTAAAAACAGAAACCACGGGCGTAAAGTCTGTGGATAGTGATGAATTGTTTTGGCATATGCTTAATTCAATCAAAGAACTTTCAGCAAAAGTAGCTGAATTAGAAGCCAGATTAGGAGATTAACATGGCACGTACAACAGAAGAAAAAGCACAAGATTACACCGCAATGGGTCACTCTGCTGATCTGATTAACGCTGTAATTGGCGGTACGCAGATGGCAGATGATTCTGCAAAAGACCGTCAGTCCTGTGTTGACCGAAACGTAGAACACCTTGAACTTATGAAAGCCAAAGACGACTGGGGTTCAGAAGACATGGCAGCTACAACAAGCGCAATTGCTGCTGGCAAAGGCTATACTGCATCATAAACCGGAGAACCGTTAATGGCTTACTTAGGCAAATCACCATCACAGGGTGTACGTAATCGTTACTACTTCACTGCATCAGGCGGTGAGACATCAATCAGCGGTGCGCTGACAGGTGGCACCCTGACATTCACTGACGGCAACTATGTTGACGTTAATCTAAATGGTGTGACCCTAGTGGCGGGTACGGACTACAACACAAGCACAGCGAACACCATTGCTGGCTTGTCGGCATTGACTGCATCTGATGTGGTTGAGATTGTAGTCTACGATGTCTTTAGTGTGTTCAGCGGTAACGTAAACAGCAACTTCAATGTGGGTGGCAACCTTACAGTTACTGGCACTGTAGACATTGACGGTGCAGCCACGACAGATGGCATCACTAACTCTGGTAACTTTTCTACAGACGGCGGCACAATCAAGCTAGACGGTAACTACCCGACAGGCACAGGAAATGTGGCATTAGGTGACGCTGCAATGAGCGCAATTACTAATGGCGAAAGAAACGTAGCCATTGGAACAAATACGTTGGATGCGAATACCACGGGAGACAGAAACACCGCTGTGGGATATGCCGCTCTTAGTGATTATAATGTTACTGATGGTGGAAACGATTACAACGTGGCAGTAGGGTATGCGGCTTTAAATCAAACTACAACTGGCGCATTTAATACGGCTATCGGTGGTGATGCTCTTCAGGCAAACACCACTGGCGAAAAAAATACGGCAGTGGGCTACGATTCTGGCAGAACTAATACCACAGGCGTTAGAAATACATCTGTGGGCAATGAGTCTTTTCACGACAATACCACTGGTGATTATAACGTAGCGATGGGCCATCAGGCTTTATACAGTAATACTACTGCTGATTATAACACGGGGATAGGGTACGCCGCACTTACTGCAAATACCACTGGTCAAAAAAATACCGCTGTTGGGGGTCAGGCTCTTGATGCAAACACTGATGCAAATAATAGCACTGCTGTTGGTTATCAGGCATTAACGACAAACACTACGGGTTCACAACATACCGCTGTTGGTTATCGTGCATTAGCATCTAATACCACAGCATCTTACAACACGGCTGTGGGTCGCACAGCGTTGGAAGATAATACGACAGGGACAAACAATACGGCTGTAGGGTATCAAGCCATGCAGGTAAACACCACCGCATCTAACAACACAGCCGTGGGTTATCAGGCACTTACTTCAAAAACAACAGGCGATAATAATTCAGCTTTCGGTGCATTTGCAGGACACGAACTAACAACTGGTGTCCAGAATACTTTCATTGGCAAAAACGCAGGATATTACACTACTACTGCTAATTACAATACAGGCGTGGGTCACAATGCGCTGGTCGCAAACACCACTGGCGCAGACAACGTAGCGGTTGGCAAGGGCGCATTAGACGCAAATACAACTGGCGGCACCAACGTAGCCGTTGGAATAGATGCACTTGGCACAAATGATGTTGGCAATCGTATGGTTGCGATTGGTCGAGCCGCTGTAGGAAGTTACAATCCTTCAAGTGCTACTGATGCGTACAATGTGGGCGTTGGGTACGATGCTCTGACTTCTACCAGCACAGGTGTTCAAAACACTGGTCTAGGGGGTCTTAGTTTAAGGCTCAACACCACTGCGTCACGAAACACAGCAGTTGGTTACGAGGCTGGCACGGCGAACACAACTGGTCACGTTACAGCTATTGGCTCATACGTTTTGCGCGAAAACACCACGGGCAGTGCAAATGTAGGTGTCGGTGGCAATGATGAGTCAAATGGTGGAGCGCTACAGAAAAATACCACTGGTTCAAATAATACTGCTGTAGGTGTTGCGGCACTTACAGAAAATACTACCTCTGCCGACAACACGGCAGTAGGCACTAACGCACTTGGCGCAAACACCACTGGCTCACAAAACACAGGTG